CAGTGACTTTGACTCCTCGACCCGCTCAACAATCTAATAAAATTGATCGAATCACATTGAAGGAGAATCTCATGGTGACCGAATCCGATTTAAAAGGAATGTCTCACGAGGATTTGATTGAACTCGCTGTCCAAAAAGACGCAATGGTCCGAAGTTTGGAAGCGAAGATTCAAGAAATGACTCAAGAGAATGAATCCAAAATCGCAAAGAATGAAGAAGAAGAATCTCAACTCGCTGAACATAAAGACGAGGAGAAGATGAAAGAAGACGACAAAGAAGAAAAACTCGCTGAGAAAAAAGACGAGGAAAAAATGAAAGAGGAAGACAAGGAAGAGAAGAAGAAAGAGCATTACAAAATGTCTGAATCTCTCCCCTCCGTTGAACTCCTTTCTGAGATCCAAGCTCTTCGAGAGCAAGTTCAAAACCTTCAAAAAGAAAAGCTTGACGCCGAGCGACGCGAAGCGGTTGGGTCATTACTTCGTGAAGGTAAGGTTTCTCCGTCGGAAGAGAACGCAGTAAACAAAGCCTTCGATCTCAAAGTTCAAGGCGACGATACCTTCTGGAATATGTTCTCAGAGCGTCCGATCAATTCAGTCGTCCCTATGACTCAAATCGGTCATGGTGCAAGCGGTCAAGAGATCACCAAAGAATCAATTAATCAAAAGATCAAAGAACTAGCTAAAGACAAAGGTTTGACTTATAGCCAAGCATTAAGCGAGTTTCGATCATCTAACACTCAAGAATACTTGAAAGCATACGGAGTATAAATCATGCAAACTCAAAATATTGTAAAATCTTTTGTTTGTGCGTCAACTGTTAGCGAGTTCGATCTTGTTAAGTTTGACGCAGACGGTAAAATCGCTCAATGCGGAGCTGCGGACTCAACATCAGCTTTGATCGTTGGGATTGCTCAACGAGGCGGAGCGGCGGGCGATTCTGTCGACGTTCTCGTTTTTGGTGTAAGTCGGGCAAAACTCGGAACCATCGCAGCATTTGAAAACGCAGCGGATTGTCTTTTGACAGCAGCGGCAAGCGGAAAACTAGATTCAGCAGCAAGCGGTGACTATGTTGTCGCTCGTGTTCTTCCTAACATCAATTCAACCGCAGCAGCGGACAACGATCAAGCGGAGGTTCTTTTTGTTGGACCTTCAATCGTCGTAGCTTAAGGAGTTTAAATCATGGCTTCATCATATAGCAATATCCATCCAGTAGATCAGATTCTAACAAACTTGGCGATCGAGGCCATCCCTAGTGATGACCAATTAATCGCCGATAAAGTATTTGAAAAAATCAATATCCCTGAAAGAAGCGGGACTTTATTGATCGAAAACACTCGAAACTTTATGGGATCAACTGATCTCGATTTAGAACGCGCGCCAGGTGCAAGCCGTTCTATGATTGGATCTTTCGATCGATCAAGTACAACTTACAAAGCGAAAATCTATTCCGCTTCCGACTCGATCGCAATGGAAGACATCTTTGATAGTCAATATCCAGGTTCTGAAGAAGGTCGAATCGTTCGCAAAGTAGCGCGTACTATGAAACTCGCAAAAGAAAAACGAGCTGCGGATCTTCTCTTCAACACTGCAAACTTTAACAACTCAGCTCTTGCAAGTTTGACAGGTGGAAGCGGTGTTCAAGTTAATGCAGCGGGTGGTGAACCTCTTCATGATCTTCATGTAACTAAAGACATCGTTTTTGCGAACTCACACGGAATCAATCCTGACTGTCTCGTTTTAGGCCGTGATGTATTCCGAGCGATCGCCCGAAATCCTGAAGTACGAGGATTCGCTGGATTCTCCTCTTCAAGTACTGGCGTCGCATACGGTGAGCGAATCTTGAATGACGAAGTTGTTATCCAAGTACTTCGTGATGTTCTCGGAATCCCCAACATTTACGTTGGAGCGGCTCGCCGTGAAACTGCGAATCCTGGACAAACTTCAAGCGAGTCTTACATTTGGGACGGAGAAACAATCTTCATGGGTATTCTCAAAGGAAGCGACGCAGTCGTATCAAAGAGCGGTGGAGTAAAAGCTATGCCCGTCGCAGCTCTTGACTTCGAGTTCTCAGGAATGCAAGCGGGACAATATGATTCTCTTGATTCAACCCGTCGATATGTATGGGGAGAAGAGGTTCAAACTTTCCAAGCTATCGATTCAAGCTTCGGTTATCTCTTAACTAACTGCCTCGCGTAAAGATGTTTTATGTTTGCGTGTTTGGAGGATCACAATCATATACTTTTAGCCGAGCGGGTTGACGCCGATCAAAAAGCGATCGATGACTTAACCCGTCAAGCTAAAGAGCAACCTCCAATCCTCGCAAAGATAACACGAGCGAAGATCAAAGAACTCAAAGCGGAAAAGAGAGCCGCTGATCAATTCGGAATTGTTTATAAAAAATCGACTAAACGTTTACTTGATTCACTCCAAACGGCAATCGATCAAACATCTCCACAAGCTCTCTTATCTCTTCCTAAAGATCAGTTCATTGAATTGATTCTTTCAGGAGGCTTGGCTGATTCAATAGAAGATTTTATTGATCAGCAAAACAAACTACTCGAAGCAATCAATCAATCGATCTCGGTTGTTGAGCCGACCTGGACTCCTCTCTTTATAGAGAATGAAGTCGAGTCAATTCGAGTCTTAACAGTTCAAAACATCTTTGATGATGTCGTCCTCCCGACCGTCGCAAAGAATATAAACGACGCCCTTCTCTCGATGGTCGTTGATACTCCAATCGATCAAGGTCTTTCTAATCTTGCTCTATCCTTAGAGAAAAGTACGGGGACTTTACAAACGGAAGTAAGAACAAAGATTTCTCAATTTGGGAGATCTGTCAACATGATCGCCGCCGATACGGTCGGAATAGATCACTATCTTTACACAGGACCTAGAGACGGAATCACAAGAGCGTTTTGCCGTCCTCTGATTAATAAAGTCGTAAGTAAAGATCAATTATCCAAACTTAATAACGGTCAAGGATTATCCGTGAGATCAAGCGGCGGCGGGTATAATTGCCGTCACTCATGGAGTCCCGTGACTAAATCATTCGTCGAAGTCGCAGGCCTGGATATGGCGACGGCTTCCGATATTTCCGACGCCAATAAAGGAGGGAGAAAGAAATGAGAAAAGCGGTATTAAATAAAGACTATGTTTTCGAGTGGAACGCTCCGACCCCTATAAATGGAACTCCTGTTTTAACTCTCAATGCTATTGATTATAGTTTGTCTCAATCTCGATCAAGTGCGACAGTTTCCGCCATCGCAACGGATCGGAGGACTTTGACCGTCGACAATCAAGTGACAGGTCTTCAACGTGATCAAGTCAAAGCTTTCCTTATTACAAATGGGGATACATTTTACAGTGTAAATGTCGATCGAGTTGTCGGGACGACTGCGATTTTATCCGAGCCTTTACCCCGTGAAATCGATCTCTCGACCTCCGCTTCTTTAGAGTTCGCTCTTTGGACTTATACCGTTCCAAGTTCAGCGACTGCATTGACGACCGCCAATACATACCCATATCAAATCAACTTCGTTTCGGATGTCGGTTCAAATAATGCCCCTCGTCAAGAGAAGGGATTATTCAAATCGACTCCTCGACCTTTTGACACGAGCCTCTCACATGATGACCTCGTTCAAATATTCGCCCCTCTTTCCGATATGGTTCCCCGTCGTCAGTCTGACTTCTCAAACCAAATCAACGCCGCTCTTGATGAGATCATCCTACAAGTTCGGGATGTCGTTTTAGCGGAGGACGTGACAGAGGATGAAGTCTTTAATCCTGAACAATTTAAACTCGCTCATGCTTATTGTACCGCCGCCCTGATTTATGAACAAAATCTTCAGATGGATATAGCGGAGCAAATGAGAAACCGATGTCATGAATTAATGGAGATCGCTCTTCGATCAATCGCCCTCGATCTCGATGGGGATGGAGTCATTGATTCAGGGGAACTCGATCGAAGAGAATCAGGAGGAAAGACGACGGACTTTAGAGCAAGTTGGAAAAACTATACTCGATCTTCAAATGATTCCTTTTTCATTGCTTCAAGAGGAATGAGACATTAATGCCTCTCCAAACTAAAATCAAATTACCCGCCAAGCTTTGGAGTAAAGCCGATACAATGCGACTTGCTCAAAATACGCTCGCTTCGATTCGTATAAGAACGAGTAAAGGGATCGATGCAAATGGAATCGCCTTTAAAGAGTATTCAGATAAAAAGATCTATATTCCTCTTAATAGCGGGACGGGAGCCAGATTGAAACCAAAGGGCGGGGTCTTAAGTCGAACGGGTCGATCAATGCGATTTGATGGAGGTTATCGAGAGTATAAAGACAAGTCTCGAATGAGAGGACGTCGGAACAAATATCAAGACGATTCCGCCGAAGTTGATCTTGTACTCTCAGGATCCTTGATGAATAATTTAGTAGTTTTAAAAGCAGAGAGAACTCGATTCGTTATTGGATTAACAAGCCATGTCCGATATTATGGATACGCCGTGAATGATAAAAGAGAGTACTTGGGATTATCTCAAAGAGATGTTCAAATCCTCTTCCAAACTGTCAAAGATGAAATCTCTCGAAAGATTGAGAGGGGGACTAAATGAGTCAAGGAATCTTTAAAAGCTTAGAAAAGATTGAAGACATGATTCAATCGATCACGCCTAAAACTGATTCTCATCACGGAGTGGGAGGAAGAGGACTTCTCTTGAACTTCGAGTCCGCTATGACATCCCCAACGATCAAGGCTTCCTCAAAAGAATGATGAACGAGGACGCGGCGAAACTTATTGATACTTTAAAGGGGCCTGAGTATGACTTGGTAAATACGGGAATTGTCTCCGTCATACCTGGATCCCCATCTATTGAACTTTTACAAGACGTCAACGGCGATCTTTTCGGCTTCGTCTTGATCGTTCCTTTTGACCTGCTTTTTCTGGAGGCTTAAATGAGTGTTACACATCGATCTATATCCGTTGCGACTGAATCAAGCAATTTTGGTTCATTGGATTCAAACGGACTTCCGTCAACTTCTGGACTTACTTATATTTCGATCCCTTGCGAAAGAGATCCCATCGTCATTTATGGTGAACCCATCGCAAGCGAAAGAAACGACGCCCGCGATGGTTCGTATGGTTTACCCCCCGAACCCGATACAGTTTGGAGCGGTTCTTCTCGCGTTCGTCGTCGCACTGGACAAGTATCGATTCGACTTGATCTAACTACAGTCGGAACGAGTGCAAGTAATTATGATACTAATTACTTAGGATACTTACTCGGAGCGGGCTTTTTAACTGCTAAACATACTATGACCGATGATGTTCCATCCGCAGTTACTGATAATAATGTTTTTACTTCAACAACTGCGAATACAAATTATAAGGCGGGCGGTTTACTCGGATGTACTATTTCGGGTCGTGCTGAATATACAGCGGTGACAAGTAATGACGATCAAAACGGCGGAACCGATATTTCAATTAGTCCCGCTCTTTCAAACTTGACAACTTCAACGACTCTCCGAGCGATGCAGACTTGGTACCCTGGAAGCCGAACCGCGACGGGCGATAAAGTCGCAAGCGTATCTTTCCAAGTTGAAGGAGTCGACTTTTTGACAAACTGCTTTGGTTGTGTCCTCGAATCAATCTCGATCTCACTAGACAACGGTCGAGTGATGGCGGATCTTGTTTATCAATCCGCTTGTATTCAAGATGATCATGGATCAGCATCGGGACCCGTTGAGCCTGTTTATAATGATGGATCTCCTCCCTTCTTTAGAGGGTCTTATGTTGTGATCTCTTCAACTTCTCCAACTTCCTTGACGAATGCGACAACTGGAAACGGCGATCAACTAGCGAGAACGACTCTCGATTGCGAAGACTTCACAATGACCATTACTAACACCTTGACTCCTTTAGGTCATAGTAATTCTATTCTAGCTATGTCAGATATGGAGATTAGTGATGTTGACGTTGAATTAACATTGACTCTCTCTTCTCCATCTACTACGGTCAACGATGATTATTTTAATCGGACGCTTCGACAGGTCTTAGTCGGGACGGGTCCAAATGATGAAGGAAAGGGAGCCGCTTTCATGATTCCCGCCGCTTATTTGACTAATGACCCATCGGCTTATGACGTAAGCGGAAACGATATTGTAAGACAAACTTTAACTTATAAACAAAGCCGATTCGGTGGGGACGATGTTCAATCGAACGCGGGGAACTCTCCCGTAAGAATCGGGCTCGGAGTATAACAGATGGCTATCTCTTTCTTGACAAGTACAAACATCGAAATCGATGTCTATTTAACTTTTGATCCTGCTTTCTCTTTATCAGAAGAAGAGAAGGAAGAGTACTTCGCAACGGGTATTTATAAAGGAGAAGTCAAGGAAGAGATGACACGTTTTACACTTAAAGCTTTATCCCCATCTGACAGAGAGGAAGCCGAAGTCCGCGCGGGGTCTTATACTCGATCAGAACTCGGTCGGATCCTTTGGCTTGAAGCTCCTGACGATTCCAAAGATAAAGCCAGGTGGCACAACGACCTAAGCGATGAAGAAAAAGAAGCGTATGGATCTTATCAAGCTTATTTAAATCGAGTCTATCTTGAGATGATTCGTTCTTCATTGATCAAGATCGATGGGGAGGAAG